GGGCGGTTTTTTTGAGAGCAAAACGACACCCATGACCCCCCTTGGATCTTTTGCCCCCAAAAACGGCTCAATAAGCCACTATCAGGAGACAACCGACTAACTATGACTACAAACCCTCAAAACGGCTTAGATAGCCCTCCTACGGCTTACCTAGGGGCGACAGAACCGCGTATTAGGTCAAAAGCGGTCGATTTACCTTCCCGCGGACAAGAAATGATCGACTTTTGCGAGAAATTGATCGATCCAGTAACAGGTCAGACATTTAAACTGCTCCCTTGGCAGAAGTTTTTGGCGATTGAAATGCACCGCGTAAAGCCTGATGGACGCTGGTATCACAATGAAGTTGGGGTCATTATTGCCCGTCAGAATGGTAAATCTACCTTCATGCAGCTTCGCATTCTGGCTGGAATGTTTCTCTGGGGTGAGCGTTTACAGGTTCACACAGCCCACAAACTCACAACATCATCTGAAATCTTTTGGAAAATCGATGAGATCATTCAAGCCAATGAACAACTTGTGACTCGGTTTGTAAAAAAGTACGAAACCAAGGGTAGTCAAGAGATTAAACTCAATGACGGCACTCGATACCTGGTCAGAGCCAATAACTCAGCTGCTCGCGGAATTGCAGCGCCAGATGTAATTCATCTCGATGAGGTGCGTGAATACAAAGACGACGAAGTATGGGCATCGCTTCGCTTTACTCAGATGGCAAGCAAGAATCCGCAAGCGATTATGTATTCCAATGCTGGAGATCAACATTCAGTAATCTTGAATCGAATGAGAGAGCGAGGACTCGCAGCTGCTGCTGGTGCAGATGATCCGATCGGTTGGTTTGAGTGGTCTGCAGAACCTGGTTGCCCAATCGATGATATGAAAGGTTGGCAACAAGCAAACCCGTCACTCGGACACACAATTCACATCGACAATCTCAAATCTGCCATGTCAGATGATGAGTCTATTATTCGCACAGAGTTATTGTGCCAATGGGTGAGCCAGATCAACCCAGCCATCAATCCGTCAAGTTGGACAGAGTGCGCGTCTGAGGGTACGCTCGCTTTGGATCGGGAGCAACCAACTTGGATGGCTATTGATCTATCACCAGATCGAAAAGCAGCTGCACTCGTAGCAGCGCAGAGGCTTGATGGGGACAAGTTCTGCGTTGTGTTATTGGAAACGTATTCGAATCCAGTAAACATTGACGATAAAGACCTTGCTAACAGCATCGCAGTATGGGCGCGTAAGTACTCAGTCGAAACTGTCGCATATTCTCGTCAAACTGCGGGTGCAGTTGCTTCTCGGTTGGCTCCAGCAGGAATACCGACCACACCAATCGATGGCGCTATTTATGGGCAAGCCTGTGATGAAATGTTGTCGGCAATTACCTCCCAGCGCCTGGTTCATGGCAATCAAGTCGAGTTAAATAAGCAAGTCTTATCCGCAGTCAAACTTCCATTTAAGGATGGCGGTTGGTACCTTGGACGAAAAGCCAGCGCAGCCACAATTTGCGCGACAGTTGGAATGGCAATGGTGTCTCACTTTGCGACACGTCCAGACTCAGAAGTGGATATCGTGTTGGGTTGATTATGCTATAATTTTATGCTAATGGCACTTAGAGATTTCTTTGCAAAGGCTCCTCAACCTTTTACTGTTGATGCAGCTGCGACTCCAGCACCTTTTAATAACTCGGTGCAAAGTTTATTTTATCCTTTAGCAACTGCTAATCGTCAGCAAGCGATGGCAGTTCCTACAATCGCAAGAGCGCGCAATATCATTTGCTCGACTGTTGCATCGTTGCCATTAGAGCAACGCATCAAATCTTCCGGGGTACGAGTTGAACCCAATCGCGTAATTAACCAACCTGATTCACGCGTCCCTGGATCATCTATCTATGCGTTCGTTGCTGAAGATTTGTTATTTCATGGCGTGGCGTATGGACAAGTACTATCAATGTATGCAGATGGACGCATCCAAGAATGGACACGCGTTTCACCTGATCGAGTTACATATACAACAAACTCAAGCAACACAGAGATCATCGGTTACTCAGTAGATGGTACTGCGGTTCCTCCAATGGGTATTCGTTCACTTGTTGTGTTTAATGGTTTGGATGAAGGATTTTTATCTCGCGCAGGTCGCACAATTAGAGCTGCGGTTGCACTGGAGAACGCATCAGAAGCATTTGCTAAAGAGCCAGTACCAATGATGGTTTTAAAGTCAAACGGCACAAATCTTACTAGCGAGCGTATTGGCAAACTGCTTGAAGCCTGGCGCGTTGCCCGCACAACTCGGAGCACAGCATTTCTTAATGCCGATGTTGAATTGCAGGCAATGGGAATTGATCCAAATAAACTGCAACTCAATGAGGCGCGTCAGTACGTTGCTTTAGAGTTATGTCGCGCAGCAGGATTACCTGCATACTTTGCAAGCGCCGAAACAACTTCAATGACTTATTCAAACGCAATCTCAGAGCGCAGATCACTTGTTGATTTCTCTTTGCGTCCTATCTTGACTGCAATCGAACAGCGCTTATCCATGGCGGATTTCGTGGGTCAAGGAAACGATGTGCGCTACGCGTTAGACGATTTCCTACGCGGTAATCCTTTGGAGCGCGCGCAGGTTTACGACATCCTTAACAGAATTGGCGCGATGAGCGTTGATGAAATCAGACAACAGGAGGACTTGCTATCATGAAGATAACAATGCCAGTAACAATTACAGCAAGCGATGCAGAATCACGCATCATTGCCGGTCGCATCGTTCAATGGGATTCAGTCGGCAATACTTCTGCTGGTTCAACTGTTTTCTTGCCTAACTCAATTACTTTTAACAAGAATACAAAGTTAGTCCTAGAGCATGAAATGACAAAGCCAATCGGCAAGTTAATGGAATGGTCACAGGATGAAACTGGTATTACTGCTTCATTCAAGATCGCTAAGACAACTGCTGGCAATGACGCATTAGAAGAAGCTGCAACAGGTTTGCGCTCAGACTTTAGCGTTGGTGTCAAGGTAAATGCTTGGGATAACAAGGATGGCGTTATGGCTATCAGCGCATCACAACTAATCGAAGTTTCACTCGTTACTGAAGGAGCAATCCCAGGTGCAGAAGTGGAAAAGGTAGCAGCAACCGAAACACAGGGTACAGCTGCAACCGAATCAACCTCGGAGCCTCAAATTGAGGAACCAAAAATCGAAGGAGATGACCTAGTGTCAGAAATCGTTTCAGAGGCAGTATCAACCGAAGCGGTTGAAGCTGCTAAGTCAGAAGTAACTGCTGCGACAACACGTCCAGTATTTTACACAAATCCACGCGTGAACCTAGATGTCACAGCAGGTCAGTTTGCAATGGCACAGATCAATGCATCTCGCGGTGACGCAGATGCTCGCGATCTAGTTGCTGCACTACAAGTTGCAACAGTTGCTGAGAACACAGGTATGGTTCCACCTAACTACCTAAAGGACGTTATCGGCATCATCGACAACTCACGTCCATTTATCGATAGCATCGAAACGGCTGCCTTGCCTGTTTCTGGAATGAAGGTTTTCACTCCAAAGTTGGGAACAAAGGCAACAGTTGCACTAACAGCAGAGGGCGCAGAGTTCTCATCAACAGACACAACAGTTACATTCCAAGAGGATACAGTTGTTAAGTTTGCAGGCGCTGGCGTAATCAATGTTGAATTACTTGATCGTTCAGACCCAGGATTCCTGGATCTATATCTACGTGAGTTGGCTGAATCATATGCACAAAAGACAGATGCATACGCAGCACAGATCGCAGCACAGAATGCAACACAGTCATCAGCAGCAACAATCTACGGCGCAATCGCTAAGGGTATTGCTGACTCGTTCGGTGTACAGCGCTCAACACCAAACCGCCTACTTGTGGCTAACACAGGTGGAGAAGATGGTATCGACTTCGCAGGACTAGCAGCAGCAGTAGACACAACAGGTCGTCCACTATACGCAGCAGCAGCTCCAATGAACGCTAATGGCTTGGTTACACAGGGCTCAACGGCAGGAACAGTCGCAGGACTTGGACTTGTTGTAGATGCTAACTACACAGGTGACGATGCAAACGCAAAGCATGCACTCGTTTACCCATCAAACGCAATGCGATTCCACGAAAGCAACCGCATTGAATTGCGCGCAAACATCGTGGCAAATGGTCGCATTGAAATCGGTCTCTACGGATATGTTTGCGTAGTAAATCGTTACCCAGCAGCGTTCCGTAAGTTAAACGTAGCGTAATCAATTAATCATGGGGGGGCGGTTGCTCCCGATCGCTCCCCCAGCAGTTTAGAGAGGATGAAATGCCAAGTATTATCACAGCGTCAGAGTTGAGATCCGTGCTTGGTGTTTCGTCTGCTCTTTATTCAGACGCATATCTAAATGACATCATCGATACATCTGAGGCAGTTATCTTGCCTTTACTTACAACTTTTGCATCACCAATCGCCAAGGTTTCGCTGACTAGCAATGTCGCAACCTTTGAGACAGTAGGCATCCATGAGTTCACCGAAGGACAATCAGTTGTCATCGCTGGATGCGGATCACCATTTAACGGCACTCGAACAATCAATGATGATGTCGATGCATACACATTTACAGCAAACATCACTAACGCCGATGTCCTCGAAAAAAATGTCATCCCTAGCGGATCCGCAACACTTACAGGCGCGTCAACTTATGTTGGAGTTGCAGCGGTCGAATCCGCAATCATCGTAGTCTCAGTCGAGGTCTTTCAATCTCGCACAGCCCCAGGAGGACAAATTGAAGGCGTGGATTTTGCTCCTAGCCCTTACCGCATGGGGCGCAGCTTGTTTAACCGCGTTGTCGGACTTTTGGGTCCGTATATTGATGTAGAGACGATGGCACAATAATGCCAAGCACTATTCTTTCAGCGGTTCGTACTCCTCTTGCCACAGCACTTTCAGGAGTTTCAGCAAACGTATTTAGTTACGTGCCTGAGTCAATTCCTGCACCTGCTGTTGTTGTCGTCCCGGACTCTCCATACTTGGAGTTTGACACCATAGGCAAGAGCACCTTTCGATGCAAGATCAATATGACTATCAGTTGCTGCGTTGCTTACAATAGCAATCCTGCATCACTTGATAACATAGAACAATTAATAACAAGTGTTGTGGCGGTTATACCTAACGGATACGAAGTCCAGGCAGTTGATCGACCAACAGTAACAACAGTAGGCGCTAGTACTTTGCTAGTCGCGGACATACGTGTGGCCACCTGGTACACGCAGACACCATAAGGAGAATACCGAAATGCCAACAACAGTCATTACGGGTCGCGACATTATCCTGACCATCGCTACAGTAAACTACGATGCTCAGACAACTAGCGTGACACTCGTGAACAGCCCAACAATCGACGTCTATCAGACACTCGATGGCAAGGCTTACAAGCACACAGACGATCAATGGACTCTTAATCTAGAACTATTGGCTGACTGGGGTGCAACATCATCACTATTTGAAGCAATGTGGGGCGCAGCTGAAGCAAACCCAAACACAACTCTCGCAGTATCACTAACAGCAGTGACAGGCGCAGTATTTACTTGCCAAGTATTACCTGTATTTCCATCTGTCGGTGGAACCGCACCAGGCGCTCAGACTGATACTTGGACACTTACAGTCGTGGGAACACCAGCAGATACATTCAGTTAAAATCTAACAACGGGAGCAAAGATGCAAAAAGCAATCACAATTACATACACGTCGGGGGATCAGGCAACCTATGTTGCCTATCCGCCTGATTTTGCAAAGTGGGAAATGGCAACTAAGAAGTCGATTTCTCAATTCTCTGGAATGTATGACTTATTGTTTATCGCTCACAGCGCGATGAAACGAGAAGCAGCAGGAAAACCAGTCAAGCCGATCGAGGCATGGATGGAAACTATTATCGATGTTCAAGTCGGAGATGATAGCCCAAAATTCATAGCCGAGGAAGTATCAGCCGACTCCTAGTAGAATTGTCGATCGCTACTCATATTCCTATGAGCGAGTGGAAAACCGCTGAGGACATTCTTACGGCTATCGAGATACTGAAGGAGAGACGATGACAGATGAATTAATCGATCAACGCTCCTTTATCGTATATGATAAAAAAGAATTAAGATCAATCACTAAAGCATTTAAGGCAATGTCTGATGAAGCAGTCGATGCTGCCAAGCGAGAGTCCTCTGCCCTTGCTCAATTTGCTGGAGATAAGATTCGTCAAGCTGCAGGTTCTGCTCCTAATGCACTTGTTGCTAAAAGAATTGCTGATGGTGTAAAAATTTCTAAATCGTCAAAAATTGGTGAGTTATCTTTTGGCTTTGCTTCTCAAAGATTTAGCGGTGGAGCAACTACACAATTTAACTTCGGTACTCAGGGCGGTAATGGTTTGTTGGCTGGTGCCGAGTTTGGTGCTAAAAAATATAAGCAATTCCCTGCTCGTTCTGAGAGATATGGTAAGCGAGGCAATGCAGGCTATTTCATTTATCCAACATTGCGGGCAATTCAACCAGAGTTGATTAGACAATGGGAAACAGCGTTCGATCGAATCTTGAAGGAGTATGACTAATGGCTGGTAATAGAACCCTCAAACTTTCGATCCTTGCTGATGTTGATAATCTAAAGAAGAGTTTGAATCAAGGTACCGATGATGTTCAAGGTTTCGGTAACAAGATTGATGGTTTTGGCAAAATGGCTGGTGCAGCCTTTGCTGCTGCTGGAGTCGCAGCTGCTGCCTATGCTGGCAAGTTAGCCATCGATGGAGTCAAGGCTGCAATCGAGGACGAGGCAGCCCAAGTAAGACTCGCCAACGCTTTGAAGAATACAGTTGGCGCAACTAGTGGCGCAATCAAATCAGCCGAAGATTGGATTTTGAAGCAATCTTTAGCCACTGGCATTGCAGACGATGAATATCGTCCAGCATTGGAAAGACTTACACGATCTACAAAAGACATCGGCGAAGCTCAAAAACTTACAAATCTTGCAGCCGACATCGCAAAAGCCAAAAATCTTGATTTAGCCACAGTCGCAAATGCATTGGCAAAAGCCAACGACGGACAAACAGGCGCATTGAAAAAATTGGGAATTACTCTAGGAGACAATGCAACAAATCTACAAGAATACAACAAAGTTCAAAAACAATTAGAAAAGG